CTACCTGCAAAACGACTTCCCCACAAATACGTGGACGAACGTAGCAGGTACAGGCACAACTACGTCTGACGGCACTGAACAGATCAACACTTTTATCAAGCAGGCTGAAGAGCGCATTTACAACAATGTGCAACTACCCGCGCTGAGGAAGAACGTCACAGGCTTGACCACATCTGGCAATAAGTATTTGTCTTGCCCAGCCGACTTCCTATCTGTCTTTTCGATGGCAGTAATTGATGGTAGTGGGAATTATGAGTACTTGCTGAACAAGGATGTGAACTTTTTGCGTGCGGCATATCCAAACCCGTCGTCCACTGGCTTGCCGCAGTATTACGCTTTGTTTGGCCCAACGGTGGTCACCAGCGTCATTACAGACGAGTTGAGTTTCATTCTTGCTCCCACGCCAGATTCTGGATACACAGTTGAATTGCACTATTATTACTATCCTGAGTCAATCACGACTGCTGCTGATGGGCGCACATGGCTTGGTGATAATTACGATCCTGTATTGCTGTATGGCACGATGCTGGAAGCCTACATATTCCTGAAAGGCGAAGCCGACTTGATGGCAGTTTACAAAACCAAGTACGACGAAGCCGTGGCACAGTTGAATCGTCTGGGTACAGGTCTTGAGCGCGGTGATGCTTACCGTGATGGTCAGGCTAAGATTAGGGTGAACCCATAATGCCAATCCAACAGGGACTCACAAATAGCTTCAAACAAGAGATGCTCCAAGCGGGGCAGAACTTGGCAACTGATACATTGAAGATGGCGTTGTACACCGCGTTCTCTGATATCGGGCAGTTGACCACTGTGTACACAACAAGTAATGAAGTAACTGGCACGGGATACACGGCGGGCGGCGTAGTGATGACGGGGGTGACAATTAGCACCCAAACAACCGGCCCTGATGCAGGAACTGTCTACGTGGATTTTGCCGATGTGTCTTGGCCCGGCGCTAACTTTGTGGCTCGTGGTGCTTTGATTTACAACGTGACTCGCGGTAACAAGTCGGTAGCTGTTCTGGACTTTGGTTCAGACAAAACTTTTAGCAGTACAAGCAACACCGTCACAATGCCAGCGAACACGGCAACGACGGCACTAATTCGTTTTCCTTAAAGAGGTAGCTATGTCAACGAAAGAAAAATCCCAAGCGGCTGAAGTTGTGGCGGCTACCGTGCTTGCTGGTGGCAACATGAAAGAAAACGCCGGAGCTTATGGTCGTTACACCGTGGTGTGTATTGGCGCAGATGGCGTGGAAAAGTGGCGCGATGAGTTCCCCAATCTGGTGGTTAACTCCGGTCTGCAACTGATGAACAACACCTTCTTTGCTGGCACAACCTATACCGCTGTTTGGTATCTGGGTCTGATTAACGGCCCCGGATCGGGCACAACATTTAATGCGACAGACACTATGTTGGCTCACGGTGGCTGGACTGAGGACACAACCTATTCCAACGCAAATCGCCCGACAGTAACCTTCGGTACTGCGACACTGGCTGACCCGTCTGTCATTGCAACGACTGCAACGTCCTTCTCGATTAACGGCTCGACCACGGTGGCCGGTGCGTTCCTGACCACAGACAACACCAAGGGCGGCACAGCAGGTACGCTGTTCTCGGCAAGTGACTTCACAGGCGGGGATCGTATTTTGCAGTCTGGCGACACACTGAACGTGACTTATACCTTCACGCTTGAAGCACCGTAATGGAGGTGAATAATGGCGCTGGTACTTGCTGATCGCGTACGAGAAACGACCACTACTGCTGGTACGGGCACAGTCACGCTTGCTGGGGCGGTGGTCGGGTTCCAAACTTTTGCCGCGATAGGCAACGGCAACGTCACTTATTACACCATTGCAGGTCAGGGCACTTCCGAGTGGGAAGTGGGTATCGGCACCTACACATCATCAGGCACGACGCTCTCCCGCGACACGGTGCTATCTTCTAGTAACGGCGGCTCGTTGGTGACATTCTCTGCTGGTACTAAGGATGTGTTCGTGGTCTACCCCTCTGAACGTGCGGTGTATTACAACGCAGCGAACGAAGCTCCCTTTGATCCAGCAGGTACAGCAGTTGCGATGGCAATTGCGCTTGGGTGACATATGGCTAATACATTTAAAAATTCCGTTGCAAAGAACGTAGGCACATCGCCGGTGACGGTGTACACCTGCCCGTCTGCGACACAGACCACGATGATTGGTATTTCGGTAGCCAACACTTCGGCATCCCCCATCACAACTGACGTTTACATCACATCGGGTGGCACAGACTATTACTTGGTCAAGACGGCTACGGTGGCTGTGGGCGGTGCGCTGGTGGTTGCAGGCGGGGATCAGAAGGTGGTGCTTGAAGTGGGGGATGTGCTGAAAGTAGTGACGAGTGCGGCTTCATCGGCTGACTGCTTCGCTTCTTATCTGGAGATCACCTGATGTCGTACATCGGAAATACGCCCACTAACCAGAACTTCGTCGCTGGTGCCGATCAGTTTAGCGGCACTGGGAGCCAGCTTGCGTTCACGCTTTCGCGTAACGTCAACACCGTCTTTGACATGTTTGTCACGGTCTCCAACGTACCCCAAGACCCATTCACGGCGTACACCGTTGCTGGCAACACCCTGACGTTTGACTCTGCCCCACCATCAGGTACGAACAATATTGATGTGGTGTATAGGGCTACGAATGTTCAGACGTTCTTGGCTTCTCCAAGGTCTGTTGGGCCAACTCAGTTGTCTGCTACGGGTACAGCAAGTTCAGGTACGTTCTTGCGGGGGGATAATAGCTGGGCTGCGGCTGGTGCTCAGAACGACATCTTTTACGAGAATGGTCAGACGGTGACAGCGGACTATACGATTGCTGCTACAAGAAATGCGATGAGTGCTGGCCCTATTACGATTGCCGTAGGGGTTACAGTGACCGAAGCCGTTGGTGCTAACTGGGTGATTGTATGAGTACGCTACGAGTTAACACACTACAGACTCAAGCAGGTGTAGAGGTCTACACGGCTAAGGCTTGGGTGAACTTTAATGGTACGGGTACTGTTGCGATCAGGGCTTCTGGGAACGTGAGTTCGATTACGGATAATGCTATTGGCGATTTCACAGTCAATTTCACCACAGCTATGGTTGATGCAAACTACTCTGTTACTTCTTCTGGCGTAAACACTTTGCCGTTATCTGCGTCGCAAGGATTTAATAATGGTACTGCTTCTGGCCCAACATCTGCATCTGCTGCTAGAGTTGTTTGTTTTGTAAATTCAACTACGGCATTGACCGACCTTGAAGCGATTCAAGTTGCCATTTTCCGGTAAACCATGAGCACACTACGCCTAACCACCATATCAAACCAAACGGGATCATCTTCGGTTCCGTCTGATACCGTCATTAACGGTAGTGCTAAAGCATGGGTGAACTTTAACGGATCAGGAACGGTAGCTATCCGAGCAAGTTTTAATGTGTCGAGTATTACGGATAACAGTACGGGGAACTACACGGTTAACTTTACGGCTGCTTTGGCTGATATTAATTTTTCAGCAGTGGCCTCGTGTAACGATAATGGGGGAGCGTATGGCGCGTATTCTCAACCTGTATCTTCTGTCTCTTCTGTAACAATTGCTACTAGCCGCCCCGGAACTGCAAACTATGATCAATCCAATATTGCCGTCGCCGTTTTCCGCTAAAAGACCATGAGCACACTACGAGTCAACACATTACAAAACGCTGCTGGCACAGGTCAGCCAGCTATGTCTGGCGCGGCTAAGGCTTGGGTCAACTTTAACGGTACAGGCACTGTCGCTATTCGCGCATCGTTTAACGTCACCAGCATCACGGACAACAGCACTGGGGACTATACGGTGAACTTTACAAGCGCGTTGGCTGATGCAAACTATGCTTTTGTCGGAACAGCCGGTGGGGCATCTACAAACCCAAATAATTATTTAACAGGCCCATCAACAGCAACTGCTATGTCCGCGTCATTATTTAGGTTTCAAACAAGAAATGACGGGGCCACGCTGGTTGATTCAGATACCGTTATGCTTTCTGTTTTCCGCTAACAAGGAGTAACCATGAAC